AACTAATTCATCATCTTGTAAAGAAAAGAAGTTATTGAAGTTTTTTGATTTCTGAAAGTAATCTAAAATTAGATATCCATCTTCTAAGAATTCAACTAGCTCTTCTTTTGAGCAAATTGGTTCTTTGCCTTCATCGGATTCTTTGATAAAAAATTCTCTCATCTTTTCTTTAAGAAAAGCCTTCGTATCCATTCCCTTATCAGCTTGTGATTTGGAGATACGAAGGCATCTACTTAAATACTCTTGCAATGTTTCGTGCATTGCTGAACCAAATACAGAATGTATATTGGATTTTGATGTGGATAAACCATCTATATAAGATAGTTTATATTGTTGTGGACAATTACTCCACATACTATATTGTGAAAATGATACTCTAGCCATATAACAAATATACGAATTTTATTTCAATAAACCAAAGAATTATATCTTTAATTTAAGTTTCGTAATTTGTTTTTTTTCTATGCCATACATCTCGCAAATGTATTTGATATTTTCTCTACCTTCTCTAGTCGAATAGAGGATATCTATGTATTCTAATGCCTGTGATTCTGGCACCGAATACTCTTTCTTAACCAATTCAACTAAAAACTCCTCATACTTATCTTCAGATTTACCTTTAGTATATTTTAAATACTGCTTACCTTTTGGTAATACACCAATATACAATTTGTACATCTCCTTTGGCTGAAGAGTTTGTGTTAATGGTAATAATGATGCAATGAGTTCAACCCATTCCGGCTTCATAGACAGGAATCGATTAATCATAAAGTTACTCCACGATTTCAAATCCTCTTCCGATAACTTATCGAAATATTTAGGGTCTTGCTCCGCCGTAATTGCATTAAGATGGTCGAATAACTTTTTAGCTGCCATTATTTTTCTTCTTTTGGAGTTTTTAATTCATCGGGTAAAAACTCTTGCAATGGTTTACCACAATTTGTACATAAGAATGCTTCGAATGGCATAATGGTATCTTTATCACCACCTGTTAATAATTTAGAAGCCTTACGAAATCTAAATCCTGGCATAAAAATAATATTACCACATTCACAAGCTACATCTCGTGTATCTTTTAAATCAATTTGTGGTTGTTGAAATTGTTCGTTTATCATTTTATAATATTTAAAATTTGAATAATTGTGCTCATAAACACTATCTCTTTATCTACTACTAAAGCATCTTTTGATAATCCATCTGCTATGGTAAGTATCACATTTGCTGTATTTCCAGCAGCGTAATCATCTACCTTATCATATAACATAGAATACATTTCTGAATAATCATTTAATCGATTATCAGCTACCGCCTGTCTAATGTTTATGAATAAGTTTCTTTTATCATTGGATGATTTAAGAAGGTCAATCAACTTAGTTTGGAAATTAGATTCAACCATAATTGCATGGTCTACTTTCAATTCACCTTTAGCCGATTGTAGTTGGCAAGTATTTAGGATTCTACGGATATCTGGATAATATGAACTAACTATATCAGCTACATTCTTAATATCATATGTAATCTTTTCGGTATCCAAAATCTTACTAACCTGAATTGCTACATCTTTCTTAGTTGGAGGTGTAATTGCAAATGATTGACATCTACTTTGAATCGGGTCAATAATCTTCTCAATGTAGTTACACGTCAAAATGAATCTACAATGCTTACTGAATGTTTCCATTAAGTTACGAAGAATTGCCTGTGCGTTTGGAGTCATATAATCAAACTCATCCAAAATTACAACTTTGAATCCTGCGAAACCTACCGATGATGCGAATCCTTTTACTTTGTTACGAACTGTATCAACGTTATTCTCATCCGATGCATTGATAATCATATGGTCACATTTAATTGTGTTTACGATTAACTTAGCCAATGTGGTTTTACCCGTACCCGCTTTTCCATACAATAGTAAATGCGGAATATCGTTGTTATCCAAATATTGTTGGATAGTTTCTTTGATGGTTTCATTACCAACGTAATCAGCTAATGTTTGTGGTCGGTATTTCTCCACCCATAAACTATGCTCTCTTTTATTTATATCGTTTGCGAAAAAGCTCATATTATATTATTTTCCTGTTGAACCGAATCCGCCTTCGCCTCTTTCGGTGTTATTTAATTCATTTACTTCTTCAAATTCAATCGTTGGATGTGGGATAATCATAATTTGTACAACTCTATCACCTACTTTATACGATAATGAATCCAATCCATTTGTTTTCTTAAATGTAGCTTGTAATTCTCCCCTATATCCACTATCAATTACCCCTACTGAATTAGATAATGCTAATTCATATTTTCTAATTGATGAACGAGGAAATACCAATCCCACGAATCCTTCAGGTATTTCTAATGCAACGCCCAATCCATAAGTAATATCAAATGTTGTATTGGATAGTATTTCAGTTGCTACTAAATCCATACCGGCATCCCCACGTTTTGCATAGGTGGGGATAACGGCATCGGAATGTAATTTTTTAATCTTTACTTTCATTTTCTTTTTTTCTTTCTAATTTTGTTTCTTCCGAAATTGGTCTTGGGAACACTCTGAATACCATTCCATTTTGTTGGAAGTTCAATCCTTGTCCTTCGGTTGGTTCAATTTTCATTTGTAATGGTGCAGCTGTTTCGCCTTCATTTGAGAATGCAAATACCACCGGCTCATTATTAAAAAATTGAAAACACCATTCTGCATCTAAGATTGGGGTTGCTTCAGGTACTCCAATACTACCTGCATCCTGTTGTTGTAATTTCTCTTCTGGAAATAAATCTAATTGTTCTGCCATTTTTTATTAATTTGAAATTTCTACTAAATAATATTTACATACGAACTCATCGATAATGAATTCAACGTGCGCCAATCCATCAGCCGATACGTTAAGTTTAGCAGATGTTGCTTCTTTGTTAGCCGTTAAGATTTCTTTAAGATACTTAGCGGAGAAAGAAATTGGTTTAACTTCACCGGCATATCCTTTCTGGCAAGTGAAGGTTACTCTATTTGTAGAAATAGTTGAATAACCAATAGCCATTTTCAAATCACCATTTTCAGTAAATACAGTGAATGTATCGATATCTGATAATGCACCTTTTGCTTTGATAAATTTATCAATCATAGTAGATGCCATTTCGATTGAGATACCAAATTCAGGCATTTGCTTCAAATCAGGTACAACAGGAATTACACCTAAATCTGCTAATTGATACGAAGTTTCAGTTTCATCTGAATTCAACTTTAATACAGTTGCTCTATCGCCAACCATGTCAACATTTAAAGATAAGTCATTATCCAAAATGCCTAATAAATTTTTTAACAATGATGTAGTGTAAATACCAACATTGAATGGTTTTGATGTAAAGCCATTAAAATCCACTTCACCCAACATAGTCTTATCATCTGAAATGAAGCGTACAGATAGTTTGTTTCCTTCTGCATTCCATGCTACTGATTCAATAACTCCACCTAGTGAATACTTTTGAATGAATCTTTGTAAATTTTGTTTGTTCATAATCTAATTTTTAAATTTTATTTTATTGTTATTGTGTAAATATACGAAAATATTTCGAATGTTCCAAATTAAAATGAGAAAAACTTTTTGGCAGTTAGAGCTTCAGTTGAAGCCTTTTGCCATTTAAGTGCGGTATAGAAATCATCTACCTTATTTTCCATATCCGATACATATAATTTATCTCTATCAATATATTGTTCTACGAAATCCATAATTTCTTTAGGGTCGTTATAATCCTTAAATGCCACAGTATCCAATCCCAATGGATTATTTTTAAGATATACCCACTTTACTTTATCACCATCTCTAATTGGTTCGTGCTTATATGGTGCATTAAAGAACTTCAATAATCGATTGTAAGTAATCCCAGCTTTAACGTGCGCCGGAGTTCCTTTCTCAAAAGATGCAATTGATAACCCACTATCTTTTCTCCAAGTACCATTATCATATTTACTTAACTCTTTAATTGCTCCACCCTTTGCTATCTTATTAACAGGCAAAGTAGCCATACTAGCTTTAAATGCTAATAGTTTTGTATCAACGTATTCATTATCTTTACCCATTAGAATATCCTTCAACATAGCACTCATTTGGTCCTGAAATGCTTTGGGGAATGATGAACGTACTACATCCAATCCCTTTACATCTAACTTATCACACGGAATACCATTCTTTAATACCATCCATTGTGCGTATCGTTTCTTAGCTACCCAAAATCCTGCTTTACTGATATACTCCTTTTTGATTTCAAATCTATGTTTCTCTTTTGGAATAAAGAAGAATCTTTCAGCCAACATATCATAGAATGAATTTAAGAATGTTTGTGTTTCGGTTGCAATATTATCCACCTCAACTGCCATTCTCTTTTCATCAAATGTTTTATATTCTGGGTATCTATGTTTTACCAATGGTTCTGCCATCATATAAATTGAATCCGTATCAATATAAACATTGTAGTCATCAGTTGTTCCTAATTCTTTCCAATATTTTCTATTTGCCATCTCCGCCGTTTTCTTAATAACAGTTTGACCCGTAACCGTAACTGCCTCTGCATTATCAATATCGTAAAACCGAAAGGCAGGAAGGCCAAGAACACCATACATAGAATTAAGAAGAATCTTCTGAACAAGCTGCCTTTTAGCATAAAAGTCATATTTCTCCGTATCACCCGCTTCACCATATTGTTTTTCTAATTTTCTGAACTCAACACGCTTTTCAAACCAATCATTTAAGATATCAGCAATAAGACCCTTCTTATCCTGTGTATATAGAACCCCATTTGCTGCAACACCCAAGTTACTATCTTTGATAACTTCCGTTAACTCCTGAGTCGTATATTCGTATGTATCACCATCTTTACCAACTAACTTATATGTCGTATCCAATCCTCTAATATTGGCTTCGGCATCCCAATTTGTAATCTTACCAACTTTAGTTTCTGGCGAAATATTTAGAGTCATAATGATTGATGGATATAGTGAAGTTAAATCCAAATCATATATCCAATCATACTTACCAACGATAGGTTCTTTTACATAAGCTCCAATAAACTTCTCTTGGTTATTATCTCTAAGAGCCTGCATCCTTTCTTTCCTATCTCGTGGTTTATTTGTTGCTACCAATCCTTTCTTTTTAAGATACCCTAAACAAGCTCCTTCCAACCACTTCGATGAATATATGTAATCCTCATATGGTACATATCCGGCGTGACAAACGGCTCTACATAATTCAATGAATTGAAGTTTCTCATCCATCGATACAACTAAGTCCACATCGACAATGTTATACTCAATAAACTTTTCTAAATCATTTTCGAATAAATCATCCAAACTTCCTTCATACTCAATCTTACCTCTACCCAATTCTTTGGTAGCGATATAGTTTAGAGTATAAGATGCTTCTAACGTATATGTGTAAGTTTTATATAGATTGATATAATCCAAAATGGATACACCACCAAAACTAAACTTCTCTCTATATGGAGACCAGAATGCCTGTCCTATTGGTGATAATCGTTTAGCATGTCCTTCGCCACATACATTCTTTAATCGGTTATACAAATATGGAATATCAAAGAAATCAATATTCCAACCCGTTAGGATTGTTGGATTTACTTCTTCGTAATAGTTAAGAAATGCCTGTAATAGATTACGTTCATTATCAAATATATGAAGAGTAACTTCTCTACCATCTTTATTAAAGTTTTTGGCTTTGTTCTTTACTTTTCTCTCCTTATCTAATACGAACACATCATAGAGTTTTGTTGCTCCATCATGTGCTGCAATTGCCGTAATTTCATTCTTTGCATCTTTTGTATTTGGTAGACCCGTTATCATTTCTACCTCAATATCAAATGTAAGAACTCTATGTCCATTTGATGGTAAATCGTTTTCGTATATATCTACCAATACTCTCGTTGTTTCGGGAACATCTGATTCGAATAAATCTTCGGCATCTTCTTTTTCCCATTTACCAACTTTACTCAATTTATCACCATACATAGAAAGGTATTCACCATATGCATCTCGTTTGTATGCATACTTTCGATATGGGAATGTTTGATATCCACTCTTATCATCCCATAGATGGATTAAATTTTTCTGTCTTTCGTAATAAATGTTTTGATACATTAAGCTCTTAGTTTTTCGTTTAATATTTTAATCATCCTACTATCGTTTTCAGATAGTTCCTTTGCTCTTTCAATTGCTTTTATTGATAATTCTAATCTATGATTTTCATCATCTAATATTTTATCAAGCATATCAAACAAATCTTTTTTATATTTAAAGAACAACCCTTTTGGGTCTATCTCTTTGTAACAATCTGATTCCTGAAATATCATAGTAGTTCCATTCATCATACAATCGGTAGCTGCTACACTCCAACCATAGTTAGTCTGCCTCATTTGAATTCCAACGGAGCAAGATTGTAATTTCTTATAGTAATCGTGCTTAGCTACTTTGGTATTATCAATCCAATTAAATTCAGGCTTACCATCCAATTGAGGCACCCAAACTTTGAAATCTTGTCTACGTCCTCTATACTCTTCCATCAACTTAATAAATGATGGATATCCTTTATATGCAGCTGCTCTATGATTGAATACAATAACTTTTTCTTTTGGTTTAGGCGATTCGATAATTTTTGTAACATCTATTCCTAAATTCCACACTACTAATATACTACTTAATTTTTGAATAAACAAATCATTGAACCATAATTTTGCTTCTTCTAAAACTCTATCTTTTTGTTCTTGTGTATTTAGGAAGCAAGTTTCCATTTGAGATACACCCAAAAGTTCAATCGGCATCCATCTCCATTTGTTTTTTCTATCTTCTGCATTACAAGATTTCATTTCCCACCAATGGCAATATCCAATTACATTGGTTTTGAAATCGTTCTTATATCTGCCAACTTGCGGCCAATCAGGCAAATGAGAATATATTACATCATATTCCAATGTTTCCAACAAACGATTCATATCCGGCGGATACGTTCTCATCTTAATCATATCGCCTGAAAATTGAAGTATATGCTGCTTCACATTTATTAGATTTAATTTCTTAACAGGCTGTGGCAATATAATATTCCAAAAGAATTCACCCTCCGATTCTAATCCTTTGATATGGTTGTATATAACATCCACAAACGAATCCTTTTCAATATTGGAAGAGTTGGTGATATTAGGTATCACCAACACTTTCCTTGCTTTATTATAATCTATACTTTCCCAAAAATTCATTTATTATTTTTTTAATTCGGATAAAAACTCATCACCATGCCTAGCGCCTTTCTTCAAATTTAAAGATTTTGAAGTTACACGCAAATTATTATATTCGGTAACGCCACCCTTAGCGATTCCCCAACTTCTAGGAATGTGATGGTCTCCTGCCAATTCATTTCTTTCAAGTTCTTCACCCGTATAAAAGCATTTACCATCTTGCTCTTCCCATTTTTGTAAGATTTGAGCTTCACTAAATGTTTCTTTGGGGTCTAATGCTAACAAGCCGAATGATTCAACATCACCAAATTGGTTTTTATCAGCTTCTTTTTCTTTATTAAGAACCCAACAAATTGTACCAATTGCATTTTTGTTTTTACCACCAAATAACTCATTGAATGGTTGCATTTGATTACCATTTAACATCGTTTCATTCATATACAACTTATCATTCGTATTACTCCATTTTCTGTATATTTCAAAAAACTTCTTTGTATATGTTTTTACATCAACCGCATATGATTGATTTCTCAATGAATCTGCGTAAAGTACAAGTATCATAGATAGCCAAGGTGTTAGCTTATCTTTGTGTATTTTTTCAACTGATGTAATTACTTTATAAGAAAAATCTAATAACTCATCTACTTCTTTCTTAAATTTATTGAATAAAACTTTTTTTGTAAAATCGCCACTACCTCTTTGTACATCTTTAACCCACTTTGTAAGTGCGGCAGGAGTTACGCCATTTTCAAATCCGTGCTTTTTCAAAAATATGATTTCAGAAAACCATTCATCAACTTCCATTCTACCTTTTAAAGCAAATGATGGTGAAAAATGTTTAAGTACATCTTTAGTCTTATTACCTCTCTTATCGGTGATAATAGTTTGTCTTTCAAATAAATCATGCATTTCTTCAAACCTAGCGGTATCACGAATATAAGATGATAACAAACCACGAACAGCGTTTCGTATTTCCTGCTCTTTCATATCATTCACATTATTCAATATGTTTACAAATAAATCTGAAACCATATCATCTTCTAAATTTTCATACCACAAACATGATATACGATATTCCATTATTTTAGAATATAGTTTTGGAAATTTACTTTTAATTTTTTTAATATCACAACCACGACAATCCATACCATCTATGATATATGCATCATCATCCGTTGGTAATTTAAATTTACCATCAATAAAATCTAATGGAGCACTAACACGTTGTTGTCCATCAACGATTTCAAATCTGAAACCACCACCTTCGGTTGGTTCTACTCTAATGTGAATTTGTGGAATACGAGCGTAGCTCTTTGAAAGAATTGTAAGAATAATTGCTTGCTTCCAATCTAACCTTGCAACTTTCTCTCTTTGGTACTCTCTAGCACCGGTTTCTAATGATACACCATGTGCATCTTTTAAAAATTGAACTGAAATATCACCATTGTGTGATATTGGGTCTTGTGTTTGTCCGAATTGTTTTTCGGCGTTTTCGCAGTTTAAATACATATTTTATGTTTTAATGTGAAAGCGTTGGTCAATTGAGTAATAGTAACCCAACATTTAGCAACACTTTATAAATTGTTTACTATGTAAAGATACGAAAAATATCCCAAATTACCAAATAATTAGGGATATTTTATATAACAGGTTGATAATCAATATGTTATCTACCCACCTCTTTTAAATATGCTTCTTGCATTTGCTCCCACGTCATACCAATTGCATCAACGTAGAATAGTACTTCGGGTTTGATTCTACCCTCATCGTGTAGTTTTGTATATCGTTTGATGGCTTTATCCTTCCACCACTTAGTGGTATATTCGTTTCCTTTTGCAAACTTTTCATTAAGAATTAAATCCTTTTCTTCGATTTTTGATTTTAAGAACTCATTACCATTTTGGTATATTGGAGCAAAATATACACCTCTTTGAAATCCGTGGTCATAAGCGTTTCCTTTGATTCCTAATTCTTTGAAAATTGCCTGAATAATCTTTTGTTTAATTCCACTTACAGGTCCGTTCTTTTCGTAACCCATATTAGCACCATTACGTTCTCTTTCATCCATAATATGCGTCTTATACCATTCCGAACGATTTTCTTTAATCCATTGATGCCAAGGATTGTAGACCGAATCATCTGGCTTTGTAGAAATCTTACCTTTGGATTCCCCCAATGTTTTGAAATGTGGAATACCATTATATTGTGAATGAATTCCGTAAAGGGATGTTGTGCCTACTCCAACTAATGGATTATCATATTTAGTTTTCCAATATGCTCTAACTTCGGGTGCAGTTGCTAATGCTGCGATTAACTTACCACCTAAAAAATTATAACCAAATGGTTGTGTAGATACAATCGTTGTAGCAATAGATGTACAATTTAATTTACCTTTTTCAAACTTATCTTCTTTACTCCAACCAATATATTCATCTCTAACACCCAATGATGTAATATCAGAACCTAAACATATTTGCCCTAATATTTTATTACTTACTCTATCCTTAACATATATTTTTACGTTTCTGCCAGGATTTGCTGAAAATTCCATAGTATGTATTAACTTACGGATTTCAGTCCAACGAGTAGATTCTTTTGGGTCATCTTCAACGATTTCCACATAAGGGTCTAATTGCTCTATTTCAGAAATAGTCAATTCCTTATTATTAATATCAGCTGGCTTCCACAATGAATCGTAGTATGATTGTAACGCAGGTAATCTCTTCATATTAGAAACTCTATCAGCATTCCATTCAATCCACTTCTTATATAAAGTTTGTTGCTCTACTGACATTTCTTTAAGATAGTCCAAATTTTCAATGAACTTTCTTTTCATCACATCATAATCAAATGTGGTTGTGTTTGTTTCTTCGCCTGTGTTCCAAAATTTCATATTACAAATATAACTAATTAATTTTAAATTACCAAAATTTGGTATCTATTTCTGATTCAGGTGCAATTGTTTCCCACACTTGAATATCTTTGTTGAAAGCTCGAGTATCTTTTGGATATGGTCTGATTTCGTGTTTGAACGTTTTCATAATTGCTTTCTTTTCTTTCTTATCAGCCGTAACAATTTGAAGATATCTATGCTTTGGTGGCTCTTCTCTTCTCCAAAATTGCTTATATCCATCCTTACCAATTTCTCTACGAAGATGTTCTAAATTACCACTACCCCACTTTGTAAACACAGTCCTACTATGAATCCATTTATAAGGGTCATTTGATAATGAAATACCATAGTTAGGCATTAAGGCAATATCGGTATTTAATCCTTGATAAATCCAATTAGTTGCCTGATAAATTCCACCTAAATGTTCTTGTCCATTATCTGCATAAGAAATAAGTGCTTTAATAGCCTTATCGTTTTCTCTAAACCATTTGAATGATTGTCCCATTGCGTATGATTCAATATTAGAGCCATATCCATCATCACAATATAAACGAGTCAATTCTAATACATTATCTTTTGTAAGTAAATCTGAAATAGAAGTTGCTGCCCTTGCCCCAACGGGGAATCCATAAACTAAACATCCAATTAATTTATTATCTTCACCCAATGCATTAGTTTCATCCATTTTATAAAAAATACCTAAAGCATATCTACAAGCTGTCCAAGCGTGTGTGTAGTGCTTCTTTACGATGATATCTTTAGCTATATCTTTACTGATTGGTGCGATATATACTTTGGATGTATCACAATAGTTTTTGCCTTCTTCTTTCATAACTTTATTTTATTGGCTCTAATTTGAGTATCTCCTCCACAAATTCCACATTTAATTTTGGATATGGTAGGGATGGGTATTTCAATGATTTAAATAATTTCTTTTTTTCTTTACCATACAATAGTATATAAACATACCTATGTTTGCGTGGTTCTTTTTTAATCCAAAATGGGGATGTTACCATTGTTTGAATTATCTTTGGGTCATTCGTTCCATACTTCACATAAGATGTTCTGCTATGATGCCACTCATCAATCTCACTCCATTTAAAAGACCAACTATCATTTGGTCTGATTCGATTTCCCTGATATACCCAATTAGTTGCTTGATAAACAGTTCCCAAATGTCCAACCTTTGGGTCTGAATATGATACCAATGCTTTAATGTGTGGTGCGTTTTCTCTTAACCAATTAAAAGTTTGTCCTACAAACCAACTCTCAATATTACTACCATACCCATCAAATACAAATAAACGGGTAAGTTCTAAAACCTCCGTTCTATCTAACGTTTCAGATATGGATGCGCCGGAATGTCTACCAATTGGGTCGCCATAACAGGCAACTCCAATTAATTTTTCATTTACGCCACCAAAAAATTTGTGTTCATCATTTGATATATAAAATAAACCAATAGCATAAGATACTTTTGTCCATATCCCACTATAATGGTTATTAACAATAATATCTTTTGCTATATCTTTACTTACTAGTCTTATCGAAAGTTTGGATATATCGCAATAATCTTTTCCTTCTACTTTCATATAACTATTTTACCCAATCATTGAATGCTTCTTCAAAGGCAGATACTCTATCTCTCTTAGGATTTTCCTCCATAAGTTTTTTAGCCGCATCTAATACTTCTTTCCACAATCCATATGAATTGGCTTCCAATAGAATCTCTTCGATTTGTTCTTCTGCACTCATAACCTATTGTTGCTTTTCATATGGCCACTTAATCATATGTGTCCACGTTTGGTTTGTAACTATTTTTTTAATGTTAGCAGAAGATACTCGGTAGTTTCTAGCAATAACATTAATATTTCTATGACCTACTTTATATAGTTCTCTGATTTGCAGTACCTGCTCTTCAGTTAATTTGTGCATTGGATGCGCTTCTCCTCTTAACATACGTCTAATATAACACTTTTTTTTGAGAATCACAAATATTTTACTTTAAATTTTCGTTTATAGCGTTAATATATGCCATTTTTGATGATACTCCTGTAAATCTTTCAACTTCTTCACCATCTCTTTCAATGATTACCGTTGGAACTGAACGAACACCATACTTAGTTGCTTCATCATAAGCTTCATCTACATCATAATCTTCAAATTTAACATTCGAAAATTGTGTTTTTACTTCATTCATTACCGGAGCTAATGCTCTACACGGCCCACACCATACTGCACTAAATTTCTTAACTGTTACCATTTGTTTTGTTTTTAAATTCATCATATGCATCCAACAATGCGTCTACAACCGGATGTCTATGATTTGTTAATAATGTTTGTGAATCCATATCCTTAATCTTCTTTGCAGCTGATAATAAGAATTTAAATCCACTATCTCCTCTATATTTTAAATCTACTTGCTGTGTATCACCACATACAACCATCTTACTTCTTAATCCCAAACGAGATGTAATCATTTCCATTTGGTCGTTTGTGCAGTTTTGAGCTTCATCTACTATAATGAATGCATCCAAAAATGTTCTACCTCTCATAAATGCCAAAGGTACAATTTCTACCTGCCCACTTTCCAAAATCTTATCGATTTTTTCTTTATTGTAAAGTTGGTAAAAGTTAGAATAGATTGGTTGCATCCAAGGCTCCATCTTTTCTCTTAAATCACCTGGTAAGAATCCAATCTCTTCCTTACTAACCGTTGGACGTGTAATAATAATTTTATTTACCGTCTTTTTAAATAACATATCTAATGCGACCTGGCAAGCTAATAACGTTTTACCACTACCCGCTTTACCACTTAGAATTGTTATAGCGTTACTTAAAATCTTTTCCTTAGCTACCTTTTGTTCCTCATTTAATTGTAATTGGAATTTAATAGGGCCTTTTGGATTATCGGTTTTTTCTTCTCTAATTTTCTCTGTCAATTCTTTGTGTTTTATTGATTGATTTTCAGCCATATCATTTTTATTTATTTATCCTTCACAACTTATACACTCCGGGTCCATAGCTTTTGCAGCGATATCACCTCGTAAAACTGATTCGGTTCTCATATAATATAAAGTTTTTACTCCTTGCTTCCAAGCTTCTAAGTGAACTTGGTTAATCCATTTAGGGTCAGCCGTTGCAGGAAATGCCAAATTTAGAGAAACTGCTTGGTCTATATATTGTTGTCTTATACCAGCTTGTCTTACTAAATCCAATTGGTTAATTTCCTTAAATGTTTTGAATACATCTTTAACTGAACTACATCTATGTGCTCTTTCATCTATTGATACTTCCTTGCATTCAACTAATTTATCACCCGAAAAACACCACTCATCTAAAAAGTCCAAGTCTTGCACCGAACCACCATCAGCAAGGATTTTATCCCATACCTCTTTTGTGTTCTTACCCATCTTACGAAGTACTCTTTCTAATTCAGGGTTCTTTCTAATGAATGTTCCTTTTGATGTTTGCTCCGTAAATACGTTAGCTGCCCAAGGTTCAATACCACTACTTACATTACCACTCAACTTAGAGTTTGATACCGTAGGTGCTACTGCTCTTAGGTGTGTGTTTCTGAATCCACTTTCTTTACACCATAGTGGTTCACCATATTCGTTTGCTAAATCTCTACTTGCTCTTTCAGATTCAATCTTTAATTGAGAGAAAATCTTACGAGTTTCAAATTGTGCTTGCAATCCTTCGAATGGTAATCCTTTTTGTTGTAAGTATGTGTGCCATCCTAATACACCCAATCCCAATGCTCTACCTCTTTCTGCTGAACGAACTGAATTCTCAAATCCTTTCATATTCTTTGCTCTCTGAATGAACTCTTCTAATACACCATCCAAAAAGATAGTAGCCGTATATACCAAATCAGTATCTTTCCACTCATCGTATTTTGCTAAGTTCAAAGAACTCAAACAACAAACGAATGAATGTTGCTCATCAGTATGTAAAACGATTTCAGAACATATATTAGTCATATGAACTTTCAATCCGTTCTTCTTATACATTTCAGGATTTGCTTTGTTCACATTTCCTTTGTACATAATATAAGGTTCGCCAGTTGCTTTACGCTTCTGAAGTAACTTACCCCACTTTCTACGAGCATCACTATCTCCTTCTTCTAACTTTTTCATAAACCTATCACTAATTACAACACATTGATGTAAGTTAAGTGATTGACGATTGACATCGCCTTTAGGTTCTCTAATCTCTAAGAAATCTTCAATATCTTTATGTTCAATCTTAATGTTCACCGATGCTGCGCCTCTACGAACACTTCCCTGATTTGTTGCAAGAATAGTTGAATCATAGATTTTACAAAAAGGAACTACCCCATCAGATGTACCATTTCCTGTGATTTTAGTACCTGCAGGTCGAATCATATTGATTCCGATACCCACACCCCCACCATGCTTTGCTAATAGCATCAATTCTAAGTTTTTAGAACCAATTTCAAATATACTATCACCCACATCAATACCGAAGCAAGATATAGGCAATCCTCTATCAGTACCGGTATTTGCCAATACAGGCGTTGCTAAACATAGCCAACCCTTCCACATATAGTCAAAGAATTTTGTTGCTAATTGTGGCTTCTCCAATCTTTTGGCAACTGCGGTAGCAACTCTCCAATATGCATCTTTTGGTTTTTCTCCCGCCTGTAAATATGTTTTAGATATAGTTTTTACATATATCTCATTGTTTCCCCAAGAAGGAAAATCAACATCAATTTCCCAACCATTTTCTTCTCCGTAATTTTTCATAAACTTTTTTTAAAATATATCATCCCAATTTTCACCTTCACCTGCTTTGGAATAATCCGTAGGTCTCATTGCGAAGAAATCAGTATGTGTTACACCACCTGTAAGATGATAGAACCAATCTAATTCAGATGCTTTCTTTTCGTTAAACTCAAAGTAGTCATCTCCACCTTTAATTGGGTTATATCCTAACTCTCCTAATTTTTCATTAACTCTTTTTGTAATGAATTCTTTTAGGTCATCTTTTTTAAGATTCTCCAAATCGCCCATTTCAAAAATCTTATCAATAAACTTATGTTCTAAATCTCTAATGATTAATGCTGCTTTGTAGATATCAGCTTTAGCTTCTTCTAACAATTCTGGGAATTCTTCACACATATGTCTGAATAATTGACAACCCATCTTTGAATGTAGAGATTCATCTCTTACACTCCACTTCATTTGTTGTCCAATTCCTTTTAATAGATTTCTCATTTGAAAAGAATATAATACAGCGAATGATGAATATAATGCAACTCCCTCAGCGAATGCTGAAAAGATTGCCAATGAACGAGCAACTTCAACTCTAGCCTGATGATTTGTTTGTAAATCTTTTGGAGTCCAATCTGCGGTTGTATTTGTTAGTAATTCAAATCGTTCTTTCATAACTTCATCATGCATAAAGCCTGCGAAGTCATCTAATCCCAACGTTTCATTAAGATACGAATATGCTACTGAATGTATTGTTTCTTGCGAACCAAATGCCATTGCCATTTGTCTAATCTCATGCTTTGGAAACCACTTGGTAACCATGCCTGTCCAATAATCCGATACCGCACATTCGGTTTGAGCAAATCCTAAAAGGATATTACCTACTAAATGCTTTTCTTCTTCAGATAAGTTTTCATTCCAATCTTTCACATCACCCTGCATTGGGATTTCAGTATGTAACCAAAACGCCTGCATCTGCTTCAACCAACCTTCGTTATAATAATCCGGATATTCAAATGGTTTATATGCGATTCTTTCAGTAAATAATTTGCTCATTATGTGTTAATTTTATTAGAGTTGTAGGTATAACTATTCATCAATAATTAAAATTTTCCCTTTTCTTTAGAAAATTTTATATGACTTTTTGTCAGTTATCCCATATTCTCTACATACTTTTTGTGTAATAATTTTTTCTCTAAATTTTCTCCATTTTTAGAATCTTTTGTAGCGATTACCCCATCAGCAGAGTTAGCTGCAAATATATCCATCACCCCATGGAATGTATCAATCTTTGCTGGAAAGGTCATTCCATCAGGCCCAAATCGATTCTTAACGATGTGAATACGACCTGTGTTTGATAACTTATCTTTTGTTTTTCTACTAACACTCATAATGAAGTCGGCAGTTTGAACTTTCTTATAAGAATCGCCAACTGAATCTGCTCCGATAATTTCGTGGTCAATAGCTGCTCTATTAGTTTGAGTTGCTGTCCAAATAGGAATTTGTTGTTCACCACTTAATCCTCTCAACTCTTCATAGATACCACCCAATTCTGCATATAATCCATCTCTATTACTATTACCACTTTTTAATAAATCAGCGTAATCTATAATAATTAGATTTGGATTAAATCCACTTGCTTTTAATTTTTCAATATGAGCCGAAAGTGTTTTAGCAGATGCAAATTGAGGAGGATAGTATTTAATACGAACTCTACCTGGTGTATTCTTAATCTTACGAATAATTTCATCTTTACGTTCTTTATGTTCCGATGTTTGAATACCTGTAAGAATTGTTGTATATCTCTGTCCTACATAACTTTCAGATAATTCTAAAGTATAATGTAAAACATTCATACCCTGTTGAACTGCTGAACATGCTATTTTGGATAAGAACCAACTCTTACCGATGCCTGATGGAGCCATTACAACTCCTAATTCGCCTGGTCCTAATCCGCCATCCGTTAATTCATCAATTACATCCCATCCTGTTGATACTGAAAAACGTTTAACATCTTCCATAATCAATTCAAAATTATCGATGTAATCCATCCCTAAGTCGTTTTCTACACCAACTTTGGATGCTGCCATCATTGTATCTATAATCTTATCGTAGTTACCTGCTTTGAGTAAATCTACCGATTTTAGAAGGGCATCTTTTACTTTTTGATTCTTAGCAAATGTAAGATATTCTTTTTTAACATATGGTAAATCTTCCGAACCTATTTGTAAATAAACATTTTTTAATTGTTCAATTACAGTTTGCTTTAATGCTTTATCATCAACAACACCTACCTTAATTTTAAACACCTCCATTGTAGGAACTGTACGGTATTCATCGAAGTAGCGTTGTACTTCTTCGATAATCCATTGGTTGGCTTGTGATTCAAAAAAAGCTGGTTTGGTTATTTCAGTTACCTGTTCTAAGAACTTTACATCTGATATAAGAGAAGCAACAACTTTAGATTGATACGATTGGCCATATTTGACTAGTGTATCTATTGCTTCCATTATTTCTTAGTTTTCTTTCTTGCTAATTTTTTCTCTTCAATTGATAATTCCTCTACTTGGTCGGTAACTTGGTCGGTAGCTTGGTCGCTAACTTGCACACTCTTTGGTTTTCGAGTTGCCAACTTCCACTCCGATTTAGGACAGAACGCCCATACTTTACTACTTACTTTGGTATCCGCTTCTGAGTCTGCTACTCTACGGATTGTACCAATTTTATTGTCTTTTGTTTCTCTTACTACTTTAATACACTTCATACGGTTTGTCCATGTTTTAGTTTAAAAATTATTTTAATACCATTAAGATTTCTGATTCTCTTAATAAGGTATATTTTTCTCCATTGATTTTTACTTCAGTACCCTGATGGTATGGTGGTAAAATTACTTCATCGCCTTCCGTTACACTCATTGGAATCAATGTTCCACTTTGTGTGTAAATGCCAGGTCCTACTTTGATAACCTCCGCACGTTTAACATCTTCCAATTTTGCACTATCTGGAATGATGATACCACCTGCAGTTCTATCACTTTGTTGTTCTAATTCTTTTAGGAGAACTCTATCTCCAATTGGTTGTGCTACTTTGTCTGCCATAACTTATTTTTTAAAATTTACTAATATGTGAAAATGTTGATTGTAACCAATCGTTTACATTTGGAAACGCATCTAACATACGATTCTTTATTCCTAACTTTAGAAATGAATGCTTATCAAATTTTGGAGTTGATTCATTGAATCTATCCATTATTTTTAAACGAAGCGTTCCACTAAAATCTGGTTCGGATAACTGCATCAATTTACGATTTCTTTTTAAGATTTCCAAATTATTCTGAAACAAATCATGTGCTTTCGATTTCTTTGGTAGAGTTTCAATATACTCTAACATAGATTCGGTAGTATGTACAGTTTCTTCGGTTAGTATTGGAAATGCTTTAATAATAGTTTTTGCACCTAAACCTGTGATACCTTCTACATTATCGGATTTATCACCATCAATCATTCTGAAATTAATAAAGTTATGTGGATGAAATCCATATTCTTCTTTTACTTCATCGACTGTGTAAATCTTCTTTTTAGAGGGCGAGTATGCACTAACATCTTTATTCACCAATTGAAGGAAATCTTTATCCGAACTCATTATTACTACTTTCTCGTTTTCTTTCTTTAATGTAGTAGCTATATAAGCCATTACATCATCAGCTTCGATTCCATCGTAAATCATAATGGTTACGGGTAGAGCAGATAAAAGTTCTCCTAATCCCGTCATTTGACGTTTCATAGATGCACTTTCTTCTTCAGGATTCATTTCAACCGAAGCGGCACGATTCAATCTCATTTTGATTTTGTTCTTACCTCTTTCGGATTTGTATCCTGCGTATATTTCTTTTCTGCTGTTTGAACCCCCCTTACCATCGAATACTACGACTACTCTTGTAGGGTTAATTAAACGGATGGCGTAGCCGATACTTTTTAAAGTACCGACTATTCCTCCAATGTGGTCACCATTATCGTTTAGATTTGGTGCAGTTGACCAAGAACGTATGAAGGTATTAAGACCATCAATAACTAAAGTTTTGGAGTTACGTTGTAAATCGCCAAACCCTTTATGTTCTTCATCTATTTGTTTTAGTATATCTAAATACTTCTTATTAATCTGACTCATTTGCTCCGTCCGTTGTTGATTCAACTTCATCCGTTGCCGAATTTGTTTTGTATTGTAAAATGGTTGCCTCACAAATCCTACGATAGATTTGGTCTTTTAGTTCTTCGTTCTCTAACATCTTAGTGAAGTCTTTAGATTGGAATTTACTAATTTCGCCTGTATCAATATCAATGTATTCATACCAAGCTCCTGCTTGCTTTAAGATTTTAGCATCTTTCATAACTGCTAACCAACCTCCGTAGTTATCGATACCTCTATCAAAGAAGATATCAAAATCTGCACACCTTAATGGTGGCCCCATTCGGTTTTTAATAACTTGCGTACGAACTTTGATACCAACGATTCTATCACCAACTTTCAATTGCCCCATACTCTTTAATCTCAATCTAACTGAACTATGAAATGCTAATGCTTTACCACCTGATGTTGTCCAAGGGTCACCAAACATTGCGTTCATCTTCTGTCTTAACTGATTTGTGAATACTAAAGCGATTGATTGTCTACCAATCATATTGGTAATCTTTCTCATTGCTTTTGAAATGATAATAGCTTTATCAGTTGCGTAACCATCTTTGTCATAATCAGCTTCCATCTCCTTCTTAGAAGATGCTGCTGCTACTGAATCAACTACGATTGTAACTAATCTATCTTTATCACCCGTTCTTACTTTCTCAATAATTGTTTCACACGCTTCGAAAATACCTTCAACAGTATCAACTGAAACGTAAAGTAGTTTTGAGATATCTACTCCAATTGCTTCTAAAAATTCTCTACTTACTGCGGTTTCCGTATCAATTAGTACTGCAACACCACCCTTCTTTTGGGTTTCTGCTAAGAGATGGGCAGAGAGCAGAGATTTTCCACTCTGCTCTAAACCCGTAATCTCACTAATTCGACCAACCGGCAAACCACCATAAGGACGATTTGAAATTGCCACGTCTAACATTGCGTTACCCGTAGATAACCAATCCTTAACGTTGGTAGGTGCATCTGCACTATCATCATCTAAGAAGTAGGCAATCTTACCATCCTTATTTTGTTTGTTTAGAGAATCGGCAAGTAAACTTGCTAAATCTTCTTCTCTTTTGGCCATTTGTAACTAATTTTAGTTGTTGAATAAATCATCGAATGCCGATGCTACATCATCTTTTGGTGCTGCTGCTTTTGGTGCGGCAGGTGCTTCAGTTTCCCAAGGCAAATCACCACTAATGTCGGATGTTCCACCTAATCCAATTGATGATTGTGGTGTTGCTTTAGGAGCTTGCTTAGGAGCTTCCAATTCTTCAACTACACTATCACTATCGGTAGATACTACTGCTGATGGGTTTAACCAAGTTTCCAATACACCTTTTAATTCTGAATAAGATAATTCTGAATATACTTCGGTAATATCTTTTTGATTTTCCAAAATACTTTGAATTGCTTCGGGAGTATCAGCTACTTTTGTTTGAGCCGGTTTAACACGAATTGTAGTCGTTGGATATGATGTACCTGATTCTTCAGCTGCAACAATTTCCAATACGATATCTCTACCATTTAATGGGTTTGTGATATCTCCGTAATCCGGGTCAGCGATGTAACCTAAGATGTCTTGGTAAACGGTCTTACCGAATCCCCAAAATTTAACACCTTCACTTTCTTTACCTCTTACAATAACAGGTGCAAAAGTTCTTAACTTTGGCTCCATTTTCTTACCTGCTTTCCAATCATCGGTATCACCTGTACGTTTAAGTTTTTCTGCAAACTCAACAATAGGGTCAGGTCTACCAAACGAAATTGGAGATAGATAAGTTTTGTTGTTAATGTTGTAGTGAAAGTAAAGTTCAATAAACGGGATGTCTTTGTTGAACTTGTAGGGAACTAATCTAATTTGATGTTTTCCCGGTGTTGGCTTCCAAAGTGAATCTGATTTTTTGGAAGTTGTTTGTAACGAATTAAATCGTTTCAAGGCTAATGAAATGTCCATTTTTCTTTTGTTTTAAAGTTAATAATTGTTTTTAAAGTTGAGGTTTATATCGATATTACCTATATCTAAATATAACCTTTTTATCTTTTGTTGTATCAAATATACAACTATTTTTTGAATTTTCCTAATTATTTCGCCCATTTATTTCGAGTCACCAATTGAGAGATAACTGAATAAACTGCTAGGTCTTGATAGGTATCTTCGATTGATTCTCCTACTTCATCTGGAGCCCCCAATACTACCAATTGTTTTAATCGTTGGATTTTATCATTCTTTCTAAACCATAACCCACTCAATGATAATTTGATATCTTCTTTGGTTTGAAGTGCAGTTCCTACGGAAATATTTCCAGGTCCATAATTTCTCTGCTTTTTGCAAAATGTAGTGTACATCTCATCTAAGATGTTTTTGAATTCCTCACACATTTGTGGGTAGGTTTCTTCGCAATGTTCGATTGCAGTTTGTTCTTTGAGTTCCGACATGATTATTTTATTATATTGTTTCTATTTTATGTTAGAACAAATATAATAAATTAATTCGGAATTTCCAAATCAAAAATTATTATTATTTAAATCAGATAGATTTAAACTTTTGTAAACCTTTGTAGGGATTTTTTTGTAGCCGTAGTTTGATGTAGTAATTATAGAGTTTCTATAATCTTCCCAATCTAATTGATATGATGTATCCAATTGTCCGCCTGTTTTAGATTTAATAACTTCATTTAAGGCATTAATTGTATAGATGGTATTTGATTGCTTTTTTCTATGAACTAAAATAGTTTTCCATTGAGAATCTATTGGAGATGAACCTTTCTCTACATTAAATGTAATAAATAAGTCATCCTCCTTTAGTTTATTTTCTAATATAAAAATATTTGGATTTATTAAGACATAATTTTTTATTACAAATTGTAAGGATATATCTAATTCTGGTCTATATGTAAATAAACATAATAGTTGTGTGTTCATTTTTATCTTTTCTTTTTATCACATGATACGATATGTGATGGATTTACGTTATTAGGAGTCATCCATACTTTACCCTCAAATTTACTGAATTTAAATCCAGGATTATATGACCAACTCATACAACATTTATTAACAATACCATCTAACTCTTCGTTTTTAACCGCTCCCGTTCTTTCGTTAACTGTACTTCTTTCATTAGAAAAATAATTGAAATCAGTATCATTATTATTAATTGTTTCTATACTTGCACCAGATAATGCGTGTAATCTTAATAATTTTTTGTATTCTATCTTTTCTTTATCATTTAATGGGCCAACTCCATTTCGCATTGCCGTTTGAAAAGCGCTTTCAGATTGCTTATCAGCCTGTGCCATAATACGATTATATTCATCTTTTGTAATTACATTATTTTTTAAAGCCCAATTTAGATGAAACATTATTTGCTTTTCTTTTTTTACTATATCTTGCGTTGATGGTGGATATTTACTATCTTTACTTCTACCATATACAAATTGATGCGTACTTAGTAAACTCTCTAATACAACTTTCGTTTCAGGATGTTTATATTCAGTTTGCTCTACCTTAGAATCGCTTTGACCTGCTCCGCCCTCTGCAAACTTAACGCTTGAACCACCAACTAATACTAATGATGTTTTAATCATTTTAAAATTATCTGCAACTGCTTGTGCTATATTTCCTGATTTTGGAAATTTAAAGTTTGGTTCTTTAAATGCTATTACATCTGATACTTTAAATGTTTCGGATGAAGGTAAAAATGCTTGATATCCTCTACCAATCATTTTTGAAAATACAATTACTTCTAATAAATCAGGAACAGCTGTTCTAAAATCTTTATTTAAAGTCATTGAACTTAATAAATCATCCAATTCTTTTTCAAAATTTGGATTACTACCATTTTGATTAAATTGTATAGATTTAAATTTATCCATAACTATTTTTTGTTCTTTTGTTATCGGACCACTTTCTTTAAGTAGTTGTTCAAATCTTTTTATGTATAGGTTTTTTACATTATCAAATGTGGATTGTCTACCTTCTGGTGTAGATGTATCGCCAAAATCAACGATTTCAAACTTTCCAGCTTTCTTCATCATCTCCAATTGCTTATTATATCTTTTCAATGATGCAATTGTAGATTTTGCTTCAACTTCCGCATCCGGTACTCCATTCTTTTTTAAAAGTAATGCCAACTCTTTTAATTTTGGCACTGGCACCGGCTTGTGTTTAACTCCATCGATTATTACAGAACCATCTGGTTCTTCTTTAATTAGAACAACTTTACGTGCTGGGGTAACTTTATTTGCTACTGTTTGCTTTTTACCCATAGCCCCTTCCTGTGCTTTGGTTGATTGTAATCCAAATGATTGGGTAAGTTGCTTTAATTGTTCTCGTTTTGTAGCCGGGAATGTTACCTTTTTATGCGTTTTAAAGTTTCCAGGAGTTTTATTTGCTATATATAATGTAGCTTCACCAGATTTATCTTTGAATGCTACAAAGTTTTGTAATAATTCTTTTTCTTGTGCATTAACTTTTTGGCCGGATATCATTTTCTCAAACCCTGAAAGTAATGTTTTAATTCCCTTTTCTCCTAAACTCTTTTTTAATTCAGGCGAAAAATCTTTATTAATAACTTGCGCCAAAGCTGCTGTTCTTTTTGCAACATCATCGGGCTTTAGATTTAACTTAGATGTAGTATCTACCTCCGGTTCGAATACGTTTGCTCCGGCACCTTTTACTCCAAATGCGTTTGGAGTAGTTTCCATATCATCTGGCCCCACATCAATCATATCAATATCTTTATCACTAAATCCGGCGGCTTTAAATTTTCCCTTTGCTATGTTAAAAGCTTTTGGAAAATCTTTTTCATACCCCAATGCAGTTGCTACCGATACTTCTCTTCCCGTATCTGGATTTGTAAATCGCATTGCCAAAGTTGTATCCAAATCATTTTGTGTTTTGGCTTTTGGAATTTTTTTAACCTTTTCTCTTAAACCATTTATAGCTTGAGAATTATATACACGATTTTCTTCTAAAATGATTATAAGTTCATTTAAATGTTGCTCGTTTGTTAAATCCACTATTCCCGTTGGAATTCTGTAACTTAGTTCCAATAATATTTCTTCAAAATTTGGAGTCATTTTTTTTATCTTTTTGATGCGTAAATTGTTGTAGATTTTGTTTTTTGTGCATCATGCGGTCTAAATACTTCGAATCGTGTACCATCTTTAAAAACTATATTTCCACCATGTGGACTAGTTCTGGTATAAACACCACTATCTTTACTAGCCAATCTTTTTACAAGTTCTATGGCATCTTTATCGGGAAGCCCACTACCGTCTCCAAGTCTTATATTTGGTAAAAGAGATTTAGATAGCGTTGACACATCTACTTGCGTATCCACTTTTATATCAGTTATAGATTTATTTTTAGCTCCACCAGTTGATTTAGGTATCATTGGTGAAAGTTTAGTCGATGAATCTTTAGGTAAAGCCTTTTTAATTAAGTCCTGAAGTTCTACATATGCAACTTCAACTTCTTGTCTATCCGCCTTTCCTTTTTTATAATCCGATTCCAAATACTTTAATGCTCCAATTTCATCCTCTATATAAGCTAAATCATTTTTGTTTATTTTATCAGAATTCGCTTTAAAAAATTTATTAAAATCTTCGTAGGAAGTTAACGATTCTATATTATCGGCTTTAGGAGCTGATTGTGAGTATTTAGTAATTATATCTTTAGCGTATTTGTTTCCAGGATTACCACTAACTGCGGTCATCATATCCATAGGTTTCAATTTTTTAGAATCAATATCAGCAGATACTTTTGAAAGGTTTACACCATTCTCATCTGCCCATCCTGCTACGGCTTGTGCTCTCAATCCTGTCTTAGCTGCAATTGATTTTACAGTTTCCATCCCATCTGATTTACCAAATACCGAACCTCCACCCGATTTACCAAATACCGATGTACCCTTAACAGGTTCGGAATTTTTAGCTGCTTGACCGGCAGTTGTAACTTTACCATTAATTGTAACCTTTGTATCAGGTCTTAATTCGTGATTTTTTGTATAATCATCAAATTGGTCCTGATTTCTAAAATCAATTTCTTTTAATGGGATTAAATTTATTAACTTCATAGTTTACGTGTTTGTTCCTATATAATTATATGATATAAATATAAATTTTTATTTAATAACCTCTAAGTTATCATAATTTGTTCCCTCATACGTTTTAACGGGAAAGCCACCTCTTTCCAATGTGGTCGTTAATTCGCCTAAAAGATTATCTCTATCCTGTGGATGTACATCAATTAAGAACGCATCATATGTATATAGTATCATTTTTGACCTTCTCCCATCACACCACTTCAATACATCATCAATCTTAGTATAATTGATTTCAGTTTCTAACGCCTGAAGTAGATAGTTAAATACCTTTTGTTCGTTGGCGGCTTCGATTCGTTGGAATGGGATTTCCCTCTTATATAGAGGTGTCGTCAATTTTCCCGAAATTACGAACTTTTGGTAAACCGATTGAACGTATTCATCCACCTTTTGAAAGAACGGAATGGTTTTGGCAAATTCATCCAACCCACCATAAAGGTATCGGAATGAAAGGGCTTTAGATTCTTCGGTCGTAACCCCATAATATTTTGCTAAATGTTCGTGTGCCGTTTCCCCTTCCGGAAATACATACCCAACCATCTTACCAATGATACGGATGTGATAGGACTCGTAATCGAATTGAATCAAAGTACCCCCCTTAAATCTACTCACCACATTACTTCTACATCCATCGGATTTGTTCATAGCAGCCCAATTCACATTGAGATGTCGGTTACTCGGTCTACCCGTTATCGTATATGGGTTGTATTTTGTATAAGCAAATCCATTGGGCAAATACTCTTTGTTGAAATGAAATCTATCAATAAATTTTTCTTCTTCGACTTTCACCCCAGCCCCCTCCAGCCTCCCTAATATTTTAATAGAATCTGAATATTTTCTATACCAAGGTTTAATTTCTGAAATTAGTGGAATCGTTTTTAAGAGCTCGTACCATCTCATCATAGGTACACAATCATTTAGATATTTAAAGTCGCTTCTATACCCCTTATAAACCCCGTCAGCGAACTCATTGAATATGAACGACTTACCATACTCTTCAAAATAAACCCACTCATAATCGAGTCCTTTACTACCTATATATCGATTACCATATACCAATGTATTCTCATTCGCAAACATACTTAATGCTGCCTGTCTACATTGTCCGGCATCGATGTGATTGAAATTTATAATGTAATCGGAATCCTTAGTTCTAAGGTACGCAAATGATATGGAGGTATCGTATTCATGTGCCTTTGGAGAACTCCATACGGGCACTATCAAATCTATCTTAGGATTGGATTTGTAAAATGCTAATAGGGCGTTATTTGTTTCGATTAAATTCATACCCTACAAATATACAAATTATTTATTTAATTTCCAAATGCTTTATTTATAAAACTGCTTTATGTTTGGTAAATATAAGGAAATATTTTGAATTTTCAAAGAAGTTATGGATAAAGATGCTTTATTTGATGCAATTACCCCCTTATCCAATATCTTACCATCTGTATCATATACAGTATCCAACGGACCAGCAATTCTCCAAAAGAGCTTTTCACCAATCCAAAATGGATTTTCTAAGTACTTATCAAATGTGCTTTCATCCACTTCATAGATAAACCCATTAGAATCAAAACTAACCTGTATAAAGTATCTTTCTATGAATCCATTTTCATAATCTGAAGCAGTTGGCTTTGGTACGATAGTTTTTGGTATCTTAATAGTGAACTTATCAATATTTTTAGCTACATCTTTATACATACTATTCTTTTATAATTCTCCAACTTGCTTCAATCGTAGTATCCCATCCGCTTGCTTCCACACTATGTTTTACATTCATAACTTGAAATGCGCCGGTTTTATTATATATTTCGGGTATACCATCTATTCTAAATAATTCACCACAGCTAATTCCACTTAATCCATCGATAACCAATGTTGCACTAAAATCACTTAAAGTACCTTCATCTTTTTCCGCTTGAATATTCATACCTTTTATTATAACCCCAGTATCATTAAATATATATGGTAAATTTTTAGTACCATTTTTAAATTTAATAACCTTTTCATCGATTACTTCAGTATCGCTTGGTGTTTTTTCAGTTGTGGTTTTTTTTGTAGTCGATTTTTCGGGAACATCTGGAAAAGAATTTGTTTCTTCTTTTAGTAGATTTTTTTTAATAATACTACCCTCTATTCCATCCGCAGATATGTACCCATCTGCATTTCTATAATTAGTATATAATGCATTTCGTTTCACCGTACTCATTAACGCTTTATCTCTACCATCGGCGCCGTTTTTCTTTTTTTCGTTTAAGATTTCCTCAATAGCGCTTGATTGCTGAAATACAGTTTGCCCTGCTATTAAGTTACCTAAATCCATTTCAAATGTAAATGCCTTAACGATACTATTAATCGTATTAGCTTTAAACCTATAAATTTTATCAGATTTTAAACTATCAACAGTTATATTATCCAATTTTCTAAAATTAGTATCTACAATTGTTAAATATCCACTACTTGATGTATTTGGGGCTGTTATCAAATTAAATAAATTAAATGAGTTATCATTTACAGTACCAAGTATTGATGCAAGAAAATCAGCTCTAGTTGATGATTTTTGCCAAGCTTCAAGAACTACATCATAATTTACAAATATATTCAAAGCATTACCTAATCTTAAATCACCTTCAGCCTTATACTTTATTTTTTTGAATTTAATTTCATCTTTTGAATTTGGGTCTATTAAATCAATTTCTACTTCTTTTTCTGGAATATTAAATTCTAATCCATTTATTTTAGCATCAATTGTTTCCTTATCATCTAACATTAAATTATCCGATTTAGGATTGCCTTTTCCAATTTTTATTTTTGGTAGCATTCCTGGATATAAAACATCTTCGGATGAAGAAATTATTTTCCTATGACTTTGACAAATTATAGTTGGTTTATTATTTATCGTTTTAAATTGTATATCAAAGTTTTTTGGAGATTGAGAACTTACCGAAACAATATAGTTTCCAAAATATTTCAATATAAGATGTAATGATACATATCTTAGTTCGGATGTACTTTGGTCTTTTTTTGTATCGTTTGGTTTTAGGAAATTAAAAGTATGCGTTTTTAAAAAATCACTTGGGATTTTTAATAATGGTATATTAAAATCAATTTGCATTTGTTTTAATATAATTTGTTGTTCGGTTAATTTTACGCCATTTTCATCTTTTAATCCTATCTTTGCTGCAGCTGAAACATTGGCGATTGGTATAGCTAATGAAACAGTATTACCTGCTGAAATTGTAATTGATACTTCATACGTTGCATCATCGTTTATAGAATATGTAAAATTAGTAACCTTACCAGCGAAAGCATCGTATTGTCCTTTGCTTTTTATAATTTTACCTAAGTACTCTTTATCATCATCTTCACTCATTGCAAAATATTTTGCAAATGTTGTTTCTGTATATGTGGTGTAATCCGTTTTTGGTACTAAGATAGATTCCACCTTCATATCATTAAATGATTTTCCAGTATAATTGTTTATAGTATCAATTGTATTAGTGTTCGGAGTTTTTGATAATTTTATAAAATCTTTATATTTTTCAATTTGATTTTGAGTTATTTCAAAATTATTTCCAAATTCTAATAATAAATTCATACCAGGTCTACAATAAAACAATTCAAACATTTCCAATTGCTTTAAAGTAAAACATCTAACAGTGATTTGAGCTTCTTTTAATGCGTTATTTTCACCATCAGTATTTATTTCAATTCTTTCTATTATCGGCATTGGTTTTCTTAAACCAAATTCTCCTTCGGTTGTAATATATTTACCATCAAAATCGATACCTACAATAGTCTTATTAGCTTCATTTGTTCCGATTAAATCTTTTCCGTAATTTAATTCAGTATCTAATATGTTACCAATAACACATCCTCTATATGAATTAGGTCCCTTTCCCTTAAATGCTAAAGCCGCATCCAACTCAATATCTTTAGCAACGATAGCTGCCGATGTTAATAATGCGAATGGCATTTTAAACATAGCTAATTCCGGTGCTGCTTCTCTAAATTCTAATTCACTTTGAAGCCAGTTACTAAGAGGTCTTAAATATAACATTATTTATTGATTTTTTCTAAATCTTTTAATATATTACCAATGTTTTGTGGTATTCTCAATTGAACACCAGGTTCTATATAAAATACAGCATCATTGATATTATTTGCAATTGCAATAATCCACCATAATTTTGAATCACCATAGTAACTTTTAGCTAATATATCTAATCTATCACCCGCTTCTGAAATAATATAAGTATCATTATCGGATGGTATTACTTTTGGATATATAGTAGATTCATAATATCTTTTTTTGGTATCAGAGTTAACTACAATTTTAGTATTTGAATATCTACTTGCCATTATTTAATTTCTGTTTGATTTCTAAAATTATATTTGAACTGATTATTTGCGTTATCGTATCCTAATGTATTTTTAGAATCTACTATTTTCATACCAAATTGTACATTTATAATAGATGGTGTAGATTCTTTATTAGTATCCGCTTCATCTTTTTCTACCCCTTCAAAATTTGCCCAAGAAACATTATCATCAATTGTAAAACTTAAATTATCAACAAATCCAAACATATTGTTATAGAAGGATTTTATTGTTAAAAATATAAAATTTGGAGAAAACATTGTTTGTTGAGTTGCTCCTTGATTATATGTAACATTTGATAATTGTTTGTAAGGATACGCCAATGCTGTTAAATAATTTAATTTTTGTAACATCACATCCTTTTCTTTTCTAGTTGTACAATATAATTTAAAATCAAAACTTAAACTACGTTCAACTCCACCATATGTATATACCTTAAATGGAGAACCAATGTATTTATATGTGTTCCATTCAGGCGTAACAGTTTCATTTATGCCAGAAATTGTTCCATTGAAATGTACTGAATCGGTTTCACCTAATACTTTAATTTTCATATAGGTGTAATTCGAACTTTCTATGGTTTTGGTATCGGTATCGTTTAGGTGTAAATTATTTTGTATAAAAGTATTTGCAACATCCCAATGTGTATTTTTAGATTCTTTCCACCCAATTACAGTCGGAAATGTGTGTCCTTTATCCGCCTTTATTCCAAAAATAGGTTCATATTCACTACCTAACTTACTTTCTTTTTGAATTTTTCCATCAGGCTTTTCTCCTTTTTTAAATGCAAGTTTAATATCATTAGATTGGTTTTCTAATTCCTCTCTATATTTTTCAATAGCTTTTAAACCTTTTTTACTTCCATATTTATTAATTCCTGCAGCCGCTGCAGCACCTAACATTCCCAATGGAGATGTACCACCTTGCTTTAATTTAGCAAAAATGGATGCCGGTGCAGGGTCTTTTTTTATATAATAAGTTTCTCCTGCTTCTATTGCATCTTTGATACCTCTTTGAGTTTTTCCTAAAGTTATTGGTTTGGCAAATGGTGTGTTATTTTTAAATATAGTATCAGATGGTCGATTTGCAGAGCCTTTTAATAGACCACCAATTTGATTACCAATCATATCAGCCAAAGCATTTGGTGAAGATGTAAGTAATGCGGCAGCTCTTGGTGGATTGATAAGCCCTCTACTTTCAATAATGAGTTTACCACTCAACCCATACAGGTTTTTATTTTGTTGTACAAATAAATCTTTTATCTTTGCCATTTATTATTATTTTGCTGCTGCCTTTTGAGTAGACATTGTATTATATAATGTGGATGCTCTATCGTAGTTCAATCTAGTAATTCTCTTACCATCTAAATAAATTTCTCTAGTAGTATCATCTGCATCATCCGATGAGAATGCTATAATATCTAATAATCGTGTAGCTTCAACTAATTGTGCAACAACAGCGGCTTGCCAAAATCCCGTATCTTGCGCTGCTGCGGCTAATGATTGTGATTGCGTTTTCATTTGCTCTTGAGTTGCTATATCTCTTTCTGATAATACTTTTTGAGCGGCGGCTACTTTATTTTGCTCTTCAACTTTTTTTAATTGTTCATCGGCTTTTTTAGCATCTTCACTAAACCAATTATCAAATACACCTTTTATACCACCAACTACACCACCAATTGCTCCACCTACCGCAGTACCGATTCCAGGAATGATACTACCAATTGCTGCACCATATCCAGCGTATTCAAGTGCGGTTGCTCCCGTTTTAAGTGCTTTACCTTGATTAACTTTACCTCTATCTCCTTCAGCCATTCCCTGTTCCTGCCTCTGCCCTCCAAAGTAATCACCAGCCATAGATGCGGCAGTTCCTAATACTCCCGTTATACCTCCCTTTAAAAGTCCCTTACCGAGATTGCCCATAATACCTTTAAATCCACCTTTAAGAGCAGTTGCACCAGCTTTTGCTCCATCACTACCAAGTCCAGGAATCAAACTACCAACTTTACTTAATATACCACCTTTGGCGGCGGTTTTTGTTGTATTTGCTAATACTGTTTTTCCGGCGGAAGATGATGCTTTTTCAGCTAGTATTTTTTTACCGGCGCTTAAACTACCTCCTGCGAATTGAGAACCTGTTTTTGCAACTACTTTTGATGCTACCTTTGAGCCTGATTTAGTAAATAGTTTTTTAATTCCATTACCTAAGAATTTCATAGGTCCTTTTCCAAACAAACCAGCTACACCAAGAGCTGCTAAAATTAAACCGGCGGTATAAACCAATCTACCCATTTCCATTTTAGTAGTTGCAATATCTCTCTGCATATCAGCGGCCATTCTTGCCGATGCTTCTGCAGCTTTAGCAGACCACATAGAATCCGCAGCATCACTACTCAATCCCTTAATACTAATACCATCTTTGAAATACTTTGCCATAGTATTATCAAAACTATTTCCTAATTGTGCAATAGAACCAACCATTTTTTCTTGGTCAGTTTGTAAAGGACCACCTTTACCACCTTTACCCAATTTCATAACGGTATCCATATCCATTCCAGTTGCATCTTGCAATGCCTGTCTTTGGAACATATTCATTTTATCCATATCGATACCTTTCAATTGAGTTCTCAATAAATCAGCTGCTCCAGCGGCATCTCCCGATGCAAACTTTTGTCTAACTCTTGAAAGGTCTACTTGTTTTCCTAATAATGCGGATAATCTCATTTCTGCTTTGATACTATCTTTGTAGTTCAAAACCATATTTTGACCAGCTTGTAAAACTTTTTGTGCAGCTACACCCATTACTCTAAGTGTTGCTACTTGCTTTACCAAACTTTGTTCATTACCATAATTGTTTTGTAATAATAATTCTGATGATTCTGCCAAATCTTCAAATAAAGCGTTTACAGGTAATCCAGCAGTTTTTGCTACACTTTCAGCCATACCCAATGTATTAGCCGCAGCTTTACCACTTAAATTACCTACTATTCTGAATGTGTTAGCTATACTCCCTAATTGGTCTGCCGATGTACCCGTTCTTTTAGCGTACATAGCCATATCCGCACCTACGTCTTGTGCGTTTTTACCCATCAATCCTAAATTATTTGATGCGTATTTAGTTGCATCTCCAAATTCTTGTCCAGATACACCCAATTTTACCATATTTGCTCTAGCTGCTCCGGATATTTGAATTACTTGCCCCAAATTCATTGAGGTTTGTGTCAATTCTGTATTCAATCCAGCCATAGATGTAGCCATCTCGTGAGCCATTTCTATACCAACTTTGTTAAGACCAAATATAGGGTCTGACATATTAGTACCATCCATATACCATCCTAATAATTGATGGAATGCTGCTCCTAATGCTAATATACCACCAACCACACCCAAACTACCCATATTTGCAATAGCACTTCCCATACCACTGATACCAGGTATTGCGGAAGTTGCACCCGATGCTAAATCCCCAAATCCACCTTTTATTTCGGATAATTCTTTTTTAGATTCTGCAAATGCTTTTGTTAAATCTTTAGCCGAAGAAGTTGATGCTACCAATCCTTCTTTTAATTTAGCAATTTCAGAGTTACTATCATCCAAATCATCTACAAAATCCGATAAAGCATCTTCGGCTGATTGAATACTACTAGCAAGGGATTCAGCGGACATATTTCCCTTTTTGAATTCCTTCATAGCATTGGAAACAGCGCTTGAATAGCTTTCCATTGCAACTGCTGAACTCTTAGCCGCATCAGCTCCTTCTTTTGTATAGTAATTACCTTCTTTTAGATTTTTAGCCAATTCACCGGCGTAGCCAGTAAGTACATTAAATTGACTACCAACTTTTGAAGAAATAGAGTTGGTTTTTTCAAAGTTTTTATTGATTTTTCCAGCAATAGAAAGAATATCATCATAGTACTGAAATTGCGTTTTAGCTAATTCACCCGCTTCTTCCGTAGCCTTTACTTCTTTTCTCTTTAAAGCAATTTTTTCTTTTAATAATTTTACTTCTTTTTCATCTATAACAACCCCCATTTCTTTCGCAATATTCATTTGTTTTAATTGCGCATAGTATCTATCTAAGTCCTTTGAAGCCTTAGCATCTCTAGCGTTAGCCGCTGATACTTCTTGTTGTTTTGGGGTTTTTGCCATAGTATTCTAAATCTTATTTAAGTTTAGAAACATCTATTCCTTGATTCTTTAGATATGGAACTGCTGTTTTATCGATTCTATTTTCAGCATCTTTGATTTTTTTATCAAAATCTTTCCAAATATTCTTTAATGCTGGGTATTTTTGGAATGTTTTTTCAATCCAACCATCTTCTCTATTATCACTTTTTTGTGCATAATAGGTTGCAAATAAATCAGTTAAATCCTTAAACTCCTTTAATGTTATTTTAGACATGGTTCTCTATTTAATCTTTTATATAAATATAAGATTATCTTTTTCTTATTGATTCTTTCTTAGGTTGATTCTTTTTTAATGAGTCAGCTTCTGCTTTCTTAGTATCTAATAGTTTTCTCATATAAAACTTACGGAATTTCGTAGGCATATTATAAACATCGTTCCAAGTGAATGAACCATTTGAGTAATACAATAAATCAAATATCTCCGTATGGAGTAATGATGAATAATTAGATGGAAGGGTAAAAAAAGTCCATCCCAAATGGGATAGAAAGAGCCTCCTTCTCTCCCGTAATAGGACTTGTATAGTCAAATTTTAAATCGATATCAGGCGTAATGGCTTGAATATGATTTCTAAAAACTCTGGAATCTTTTGCTAAAAATTGATTCTTAATAAAATTTGTAATATGTCCTAAATCGGAATTTCCGTTTACGGAAGTGATAATGTATCGTAATCTTGTTGTAATTTCCGATGGATTATCTTTATTGAATTTAGTTAATGCTTCTAAATCTGCTTCTATTTTCTTTTCTAAACCATGCGTTAATAACTGAAACTCAATTTTAGTTCCGTTTACAGTAGTAAATTCGTATCTATTATTTCTATTAAGTACCGAATAATCTATTTCTTTTAAATTTACATTACTCATATCGATAGTGTAATCTACATTATCTTCTGTAATTGGGTCTGTAACTTTAACATCATATTCAGGACCATATGCTAACACTCTACTTGCTATTAAAATAGCATTCTTATCTCCCATTAATAGTTCATCAGCCTTTACACCATCTTCTACTACAATTGCTTCTAATAATTTATCCAATACAATTCCTTTACGAATTAAATTTGGAGATGCCAATATATCTTCCTCTTTGGCGGTCATTAATTTAATTGTAACCTCACCTTTAGATAATGGATGTGATTCGGGATAACCTAACCCCTTTGATGGTAAACTAATAACTTCGGTTGCGAAATCATATGTTTTTTTAGGTTGAGTAGGTGTAGCTTGTGGCGTTCCTAAACCTCTTGTAACTTGTTGTTCTACGTTTTGTTGTTCCATAATATTAATAACTTAATGTTTATATATAAGTATATATAAATAAAAAAAGAGGGTAGAAAATCTACCCCCTTTTAATTATTTTAAAGTTTACCTATTAGAGATTAGTACTCAAGGATTGCGTAATCGTATGCTAATGTTAATTCAATTGATAAAGGGTCATTTGAAGCCCAATCCAACTCACCAAAGTTTGCTGAACTGATAAATGCTCCTTTTAATGTCCATTGTTCAACTTTATCACCTACTGGTCCTAATAAGAAGAACGTAATATCTTTCTTATAGAAAGCTGCGTATCCATCTCTACCTGTTAATGATTCGTGTGATTGTCTAACCCACTCCATAACTTGCTGTGCACCTGATGGTACAATTGGGTCATAAAGAGTGATTGTTACATCATCCCAAGTTGATTTACCTTTAATTTTTCTTTTTACGTTTATGTGGTCTAATTCAACTACTTCCGATGTGAAAGTTGGTCTATTAGCGGTTTTTATCATATATGATTCTATACCGTTGATTTCCATTATAAATCTATTACCTAACTTTGGTTCAAAGTTGGTATAGAACATTTTATCAAACTCTAATACTTCTGGCATTTTCTTCTCTATTTAATTGTTTCTTTATATAAATATCTATTTTTTAAATTATCCGTTAAAAGCGGCGCCAGTTGGTAAGATGTTGAAATCAATTTGAATGAATTCAGCTGTCTTAGTTGGTTGTAAGTAGATAGCCCCTTTCATAATGTTTCTATCAATTACATCTGGTGTGTTATTAGTATCATCCATTACAACACGGAA